ATTTATTTAATAAAATGATAAAATAACGAAATAATAATAATGAGCGTAATTGTGTAATAACACGAACGTAACGACTTAAACGAAAACGCGTGTAACCTCTTCTTCATAAATCGAACGCATCACCTTCTCCGAAGAACTGATTGTAGCCAATGAATGAAACATCGGAGTTGGATCGACCTTACCTAGACCGTAACGTTCATCCACCGCAGCCGTCAAAGCGGACAAATCCTTCATGTACCTGTAAGGGCGAAGTGTTTCGTTCAAACTACGATAACGATCATTCCACTTCGGATTTACTGCCGGCAACGATACGGACAATTTCATAGCACGCTTGATCGGATCAGGCACTAAGAATACTCTCTTTCCTTGTTCGTCGAACAAAATGAAATTGGACACAAAGTACGGATGATTAAGAACAAAGAACTTGCTCTCAAAATTAAACCATTCAGCCATACGTATGCACGATTCACTATTAGCAACCAATGTCTTACAAGCCACGATAGAATCATCGCCCATAAACACAGCCCAAACAATCTGTGTGCCAGGGTAGCAAGTGCAAACCGCAGCTAAGTTCAACGCTACATTTTGTAGTGCTGTAGCTGGTCCGCCAGACTTATTGCCCCAGGATGCCTTGAGCAAGATGCCAAGTATCATAGACCTCATAGTGACATCACGATTGCTCTCGACCCACCGGTCAAGAAGTTCCTGATCAAATCCCAGATTCTGCATGATGTACATGAACACCTTAAAAGAGAATTCATCCTGCGATTTATCGAACTTGCTAAAGTCATTCTCGAGAAAAGAGAGACGCTCACCCCAAACATGACAAGCCGCGATATGATCCCGAATATCATCAGTGCTCTTTAAGAGATTGACCATGATTTCCGGCTTCAACAACGACATGAGCCTACGCGACATCACACGGAAAACACTGCTATAAAATGCACCGACTAACTTATTCTGCATAACTATAACCTGCGGTGAAATAACCTCTTTAAGTGGTTTAGTAGAAAGCGGAGGCTTAGCATCAGACTTCAACATTATGTCATACACCGACTCGTTAGCCTCACCGACACGCGTAAAACCTTCCACTATCATCTTGATCAACTTCTGCACGTTTTCTGGTTTAGCCTGATCGGCCCATTCCTCCAGCAATTGCTTCTCAAACCCCACCTTATCACGCTTGAAGCCCTCGACGATTTCGTCAGCATCGGGTCTGAAGGCAGTGCGCTTCATTGCGTCCCAAACCTCCAACACCTTAGCGTTCATGTCCAAGGCGACACGCAAAGACGGGACATTCAGTGTGCGTGAATTCAACGCCGTCAGAGTCTCCTGCAAGGTATTAGACTTGCGCATAGTGTTATAACACATAATACGAGACCTGTAGATCTTATGTTCACGCAACTTAACGACGTCATCAATCGGG